CGTAATCATGTGTATCAATTAAAGGTTGTATGGCTCCCGCTACTGCATCCTCAATAGTCTGGTAACCCTGCTTAATAAAGAACTTATTCATATTCGGATCTTCGTCGTAAGCCCAATTAAAAGCTTTAGCTATGATCGCTGGGTTCATCACGGGAAGATTATTAAATACAGTCGCCATGTCTTTCATATCGTCTTGCAGCTCTGTTATTCCGGTAATATCACAATCGATATAGAGCTTTTCTTTATATTTCGGTACCAAGAACGAATTAAATGCATCGCGTAAGGCGTACACCTCTGGGAGTACCGCGTTTGTAAAGAGGTCTTTATAGGCGACGTCCACCGAAATCTCCGAACCGGTCGCGTCATTATTAAATAAGCGGTCGGACACTCCATAAATATTGCAGAGTTTCTTAAAGGTTATTTTTCCGGATTCAATAATATCCATATCCACAGGCGAAAGGCCAATCTGCGTATACCCCATCTTCCCTGCCATGAAGAGAAGTTTGCGGGCATTATGAACACCCGCCGCTTCGTTATAGAAGTCAGCTTTCATCTTTCCGAGAGCGCCCGTCTCTACGTCTTCACTTCTCATAGCTTCATTCCAGACGATACCACTGATGCCGGAATTCTGAAAAGCATTCACCGAGTAATCGGTTTCGGCTGCCTGCCTGTCAAGTACTTTTGCTCCGGCCCTTAAAGGTGAAAGTCCTATCAACTCATTACCCACATAAGTATATTGAGGATTTGGGTATCTTATGTGGATCATCTCTTCTACAGGGATATTGATTAACTCCGCTATCTGTAGCCGGTAATTAATAATCCTGCGGGGCCATGTATCACTGACTTGTAAAGATGTCCATTGCGATGGAGTGATCCACATTTCAACCGGTTTGCCTGCGTTTACTCCTAATTCGAGAAGCGGAGTATGGATATAAGTATTTCCGGTGAGAAGTCTAAAAGTATACGCTCCTTCAAAGAATTCTGTAGCCGGATAAGAAGGGTTAGGTCTGTCAAGTAGGGCCTGCAGAGGATGATTTCCGGCCGGTTCCAGGGCTTTAATTTTTAGGAATTGTTTTCTTAAAAGATTTTGAGTGGAATAATTTTTTTGCTGTGAGGCGGCTTCGTAGACTTTCAGAGCGTTGTCGTCTTTAACTGTGTACACTTTGAGGGGGATCATAGCGGCCGTCCGGGCTATTCTTCTGACAATTGCGTAAACATCCTCGCTTCCCACATACCCATTATCTATATTGTGGATCGTGTCCGTCTGGTTGTAGACCGGGAAACCGCCAACCCATGCTGATTGCATAGACATAGATTTTATCGCATCAATGCCAAATAGCTTGGCAACAGCCTGTTTTATGCCCATGCCCATACTTTTTTTGGTTTTAATTCAAAATATTCGCGCATCATGATGGCGTCCGAAAAATCCGGGCTGCGTCCGATTAGTTCTTTTACTTTGTCTTTTGGTACGACACCTTTTTTCAGATCACTATCCAATTCTTTTTGTTTTACCTGTTCGAGTTCCTCAATTATCCACTGTTTTACCTCCTCTGAATCGCATTCCAAATATAATTCGTTTCTATTGATGCGTTCTGCCATGCGGAAGTAACATTGGCTCTTTAAATTGTCATAATTTTCTTTAATTGGATTGCCTTTTTCATCCACCGGGCCGTTAGGTGCTGCAAGGGGTGAGGAGTTATTCACGAACCCTTTGAACTTTAGGAAATCAACGATGCCGCCGCCCATTCCATCTTCATCAACGAGAACGTCAGAATTGCCTATCTGCATTTTATAGCGCAAATCTTCAATTATGCCGCCCGTAACGTCAAGGCCTTGTTTTGTATAGTGTTTTACCTTACCTCTCCATCCGTCCCACTCAATCATTACGATTCTGTCACCTCCAAGTCGTGCAATATCTGTTGTGATGTATTTCTTGCCGTGTGGAACGTGGGTATTAGTGAAGATGTCGAGTATTTTATCGTAGTCGATAAGCGCCGCTTCGTCATCATCTGCTTCCCAGTTACCGAATAAAAGGCGTTCTTTTTGGTTTTTATTTAATACCCGTCTTAGGTTCTCAATATAGGAGGGATCTAAGCATTTATTGTCAGTTGGGAGGGCCTGAATAAATATTTTCCATGCGGGGAGCGTTCCCTCTTTAAAAGGCCGGTAATACTTCCTATATAAATAATTTTTTGAAGGGTTGCAGGTTTGTAAAAACTTAGGAGGTAATCCATATTTCTTATTATTCCAGCGTCCACACGCTGCCTGAAGGTTGTTGGCTGCTGCCTCTTCCCATTCGCCGGTTTCTTCACCCCATCCACCGGTAAATTGAAGTGATCCAAACCGTGTGTATAAAGGGTCGGACGGCATATAAGCAACATCCAACAGATAAACACGCGAGCCATTATGTAATTGATAAAAGCTATCCTGTCCGTTGTATTTGGCGTAATCCAGGATATTAATCTTCCAATCGGAAAAACATTCGTGTATAGATGGAATTGTGAACTTCCTTAAATCGTTTAATTTTTTACGGGCAATAAACCAGTAGGTTTCCGGATAGATTAATGCACTCCCAAAAATAAGTTTACAACCAGTAAAACTTTTCGCGCCGCCTTTTGCGCCTCCGTAAACTATATCTGTTACTGTTGGGTCTATCCACGCTTCAACACACTTTTTTTGAGCATCATTCCCGCGGGTATCAAATTGTAACTTCATAACCTCAAATTACAACCTCATCCGTAATCCTTAAAAGAGAATCCTTATAAAGATTAAAGGTTTCCCAATCATATTTTACGTTGCTTGGGTGAACGGGGCGGATCATGGGTGTTTTTGAAACAACCATGCAACCATTGTCGATGTTGAATGTTTTAAACTCTAATCCGTAATTGTGCATAGTCATAGCGAATTTATAAACATCGCCCCACCACACCTTTGTTTCGCGTGGAACCTTTGTACCTTGTTCGTTTTCCGGTAAAACATCGTGAATGACAATAAAACCATTATCATTGAGGCATTTTAAAGAATTTTCAAAGTCGCGCTTGACCTGATCGGCATGATGCAGCCCGTCGATAAATATCAAATCAAACTTTCCATTTATTTCTGACGCAAAGAAATCATCAGATGTCTTTTCGCAAATAGTAAGTCTTTTTTCTAAAGGGAATGGGTCAACTCCTATCTTCTGGGAACATTTTATCTTATCGAAATTATTTGCCGGATTCTGAACGCCGATCTCTAAATAAGATTTAAGGTTGTGCTTTTGGATTAAAGCGTTTAAAATGAATGTATGGTTCATAATTATCTCCTATTAAAATGATGGCGGTAAATAAAATCTCTTTCTCTTCTGTAATCAAAGTTATAAGTATGAACAACGGGAGAATTCACGCTTACTTTGGCAAAGGCTATCTGATCCCTGATAGAGTGGGTGCTTAATTCTTTCCACCATTCTTCACACAGTTCAATGACCTCCGGTTTGTTCTCTCGCATTAATAACCCGGATTGAATAACGCCATTTTTAGCCGGCACGCCCAAACGTTTATATTCTTCAGATTGCGCCTGTACTTCCTGTTTATTTCCTCTTTTGGAGATAATACAATCCAAGGCCTCAATATAAACGCAGTTCCTTAAAGGGTGTTTTGGTGCCGCAAAGCCTTTGTCGAAGTTCTTTTCCCACCATATATTTAAGTCGGTATCGATTATGAAGCTCGCATCTATCCAGATGCTTTGCTCCCATTTCGTCCATTGGGTTAATTTGTAATAACGGGCCTGTTTTTGAGGATCGCCGGTAACGTCAACTTTTACTATATTCCAGGTATCACTTTTCAAATCCTGATCAGTATAACAGATATACTTCCATCCCGGAGTAATTACACGCGGTTCTTTAAGTTCCTCGTAATTTGAGAAGAGTGCTGTATAACAAACTTTCATTGATGCTTATGTCTTATTAAATAATCTTCTGTCTTTACAGAATGAATATGTATCTGATGCTTCCATGCTGCGTAACTAAACTGTGATTGATCAAAATTTGAGTATCTTAGAATCATATCCCACCATGTATTCATCATATTATTCACCGCCTGATTATTCCAACAGGCGAAGAACCAACACTGACAAAGCGGAAAGTTTAATCCTTCACTTTTATAAAAGTCGTATTCCTGCTTAAAAGGTTGTCGGGCGTACCTTTTAAGTAGATACGGACTGCCTTTTTTCATCTTCTCTAAAATATGGTCTATTTCTTCAAAAACGGTCTTTCTTTCGTGTAGTTGAATAATCAGGTCACAATCCTTTAATTCCTGAAGCACCCATGTTAAAAAAGTGCCGTCTTTTATTTCAACAGATCCGTCAATCCAAACAAAAATATCGTGGTCTAAGAATCTGTGAGCCTGTGTTTTGAGATACTTTCCTTTTAGCCTGTTGTCAAAGCTAGGCATCGGAAAGGGAAGATTATTTTCTGTGTAGTAAAATAGCTCATAATCCTCCGTTTGTTTTGCCGGTGGGTAAACTTCATCTATGCCTCCGATGTTTGCTGTGATAAGGGCGATTTTCATTTGGTGTATTTTTTTAACGCTGCTTCCAAATCTTTACATTCATCGGCCCAATAATGAAAATTCACAACATCACCTTTTACGCCTTTCAGATATTGAGAAAGGCTAATTTTATTAGTAACTACTTTTAACCCGTTTCTCCATGAAATTCGTTCTACTCCGATACTTGAAGCGTTCCATGGTGGATAAAGGACGGTCGGTTTACTAAATAGTTTAGTTGCTATTTCTACTGCTTTTGGAAGATGATCGTGTAATTTCTGAAGGTCCTTAGAGTAGTCGATATGCTCATGGCAATGAAGCTGTACATCAATATTTTTTTGAGATTTGATGTACTTAATTAAAGATTTATCTTTCTCAATATTTTCAGTTACGATCGCAATCGTATGAGTTACGCCGTACTTATTAAAGAGGGAGTGAATCTCTTTGAAGCGTTTTAGCTTGGCAGAGTTGCCAACGTGAAAGCCTATATCGTCGTCTCGGAAAATCATATCAAATGCATTTTATAACCGGCCCCGTTTAACAGCCGGTATTGATGAAAAACCAACACTCCATCCATAATATAAGTCTTAATGCCGGCGTTATGAAGATCAATTCTAAACTGACTATCTACGCCTAAACAGCCACCGATTTCTTTGAAGGGAACCTTTGACCAAATGGATTTTGGAACTACCATTAAAAGGCCGCTCATCCCTTCACCTGGTTTTATTTCCGTCACGGTTCTTAGGTGTTTTCTTTCTTCGGCTTTGATCAATAACTTTCTTACATCACATTCTTCATCCATCCTGCCGTCTAATTGTTTGCTTAAAGGATGAATTCTGTTTGTTCTGCAGGTTAGCACTGCTTCAGGGAATCTGTTATGGTAATCTTCGATCAAATGGCCAAAATCGGAGGTAAGAAACATTGTATCTCCGTCCGTAAAGCAAACGGTTTGATCGCTCATTCTCATAATATCATTATAACATTTGCCTAAATTGCGATCGGTGCGATATGGTGTGACGAAGATCAAAACATTTGCCTGTGCTGAAAAATTCCGTTATAAAACACGTCAACACCGACAATTTTGCCTTCTCTTTGAACTTCAAAGACAATTGTTTCACCTTTTAATTTTTGCTTTTTCATAAAACATTTTTTATAAATGAGTAATTGTTCACTTAATTTCCATTCCTGTTATTTGCTTTACTGATACTTCGCCGGAATGCTCGTTATTTACTTTGTCAGATAGCCCTAAATCGCGGGCTATAATGTTAGCGTTAAACGCTCCCACTGCTGCGCCTTCAAACTTTTGGGTGTAGATAATTTCCTCTATGCGCGTAATGATTGTTAGGAAATCTTTATCTTTTTCTTGTAATGTAGATTTAAAAGAACGGAAATATGAAGAACTACAATCAAGATAAATACACAATCCGGTTAACGTAAAGGGCCTTTCTGTTTCTCTTTCTACTTCATCCGCGTCTTTCCCTACCCAATCTTTTTTTATCCAAGGATTTTCTCTACACCATTCAAAATATTCACAAGCCGCTTCCCATAATAGTTCAGGAGTGGCAAAGAGTTTATCTCTGCCGTGCTTGCTTCGTAACTCCCAGAATTTATTTCCTTTAGGTGCTGCCATGTTTTTCGCTTTCTTCTAAAATATCTTCTATTCGTTCTTTAATATTATTAAAGTTTCTTCTGAAGGTGGAATCTGTCTTAACGTATCTTTCTACTGTTCCTATGCCTTCATAAACTGTTGATGAATCTTTATTTAATTCCGCTCCAATCTCTTTCAGTGTTCCCATCTTATATAGATACAGGAAGTAATAGATTAATTGTGTGCAATCTGTTCTTCCCCTGTCTTTTCTTCTTTCGTAGGTTGCTATTTGAGAAACTTCATATCCGAAATACTCACAAATCTCATTGATTATTTTTTTTCGTAAGGACGCGAACGTGGCTTTATTCTGCGCTATTTTTGAAAGTTTTTTATCAAAGTCTTTAATAAGCACATTATAAACCGCTTCGTTTTCTTTTACTATTTTTTTGGCGGCTTTTTCAAAGCTCTGGGTATTGGAGTTGATTTTTTTTTGATAGTAGCTGGAAACTCTTTTTAATCGCGAGCGAAAATGAAGTGATATTTTCTTTTTCTCTTCTTCAATTAGTTCCAGCATAAGCCAAATGTTTCGCTAAATTAAATAGTAAAACGGTCTGTTCAATGCT